AACGACATAATCATCCACTACATAAAGCTGTGCTAACAAAGTATCCTGCGGGTTTAAATTATCATTAAGGGAAATAATATCCCCATTGCTTAAAATCCCTTGTCCGTATTGAGCCGTAAGGACGTCCCGTTTCGTCCAGGCCACTAGAGGAAGCTGGGTAATATCATTGATTGTCGTAGACCAGATATACCAAAGCCCCATTGTGTCGTCGTAAACTAAAGTCGTTTCAGAACTGATGTCACTGGGCGTCGTTATAAAGGTCATAATATAAAAATCATGCCCTGCGGCTGAAAACCCACTGCCGATGACTGTGTAACCGTCTTTAACAACAGCCTGCGTTAGCCACGAGTCTAACGTCGCTGTGGAGACCTTTCTCGGGGTGAAAGTTTCTAACGTATAAACCCCCAACGCCCCGGCTGCATCGACGCCAACAAAGTAAAGTCTATCGCCAACCTCCCAGACACTTCCGGCTATCCCACAGCCGATATTGTAAGAAATATCCTGTCGTCTTGAAAGGGGACTGCCAGAGGTATTACCCGCATCATAGAAAAATTCTATTGTTGCCGGTCCCATCACCACTAAATTATCATGGTGTTTGCCTAAATAAACCCCCCCGTCCGGGTCCCTAGCTGCGGTCAGAAAGTTTAAAGCATTCCATGACGTACCATCGCCATTATCAGAACCATTGACCACCCCGGCTGTCGTTAGGACATAGAGGACATTGTTTAAAACCGCCCCTCCACCCGCTAACGTCGTTGGGAAGTCGGCATCTGAAATCGCCGCAACCGCATCTCCTGTTGTGATAGACCACCCTTCGTTATTTTCAGGGTCCAACATGATTAACTTTCCACCGATCGGAAAGAAATAACACCGTTTCGTTCCGGCGGTCGGACTAGTGCTTAAACTGGTCCCTTGCGAGCCTTTATAAAGTGTCCCGTTATTGATGATATATAAAACACTATTCTCGGCCCAAAAATACAACCCCCTTCCTCTGGCGTCCGCGACTAAGTCGTCGGCGTCTTCAATGATATCGATCGATGGCCTTTGGGTCAGGTAAGGTTTGCCGTTCTTGGTCTGGACGATTCCATTTGTGATCCCGCTTTCCAGTTCGGTAATCGCCCCCCCTGAAAATTCATTAATATGAAGGTCAGGGATAACTGGAATTCTAATATCCATTAGGTGTCGTTATCGATGTCGTAGCGTTCTAAACGTCCTTCCCCATAAGGAAGGTGAGACATATCCGCATTATCTAAAGTCTGGTTGATTAGTGTGTTCCCTATGGTTCTCTTGCCAAGGGTCGCTTCACTGATTAATTCCTGCGAAACACTAACCCGGAAATCTGTCGCGGCCCTGACTGCAAAATTACTGATAACCCCTTCTTCCGCCCATTCCGGGATAGGGGCTGTGTCCCCTAAAGTATCTTGGGTAAACCAGTTCAAATCTAAACTACGCTCCCGCCATTCGGCCATCATCCTGTTTAAAATCCCCAAGCCGGTTGCGGAATCTGTCGAGTTCGCACTGTCACCCGCCTCAACGACGCCTATCTTGCCGAGACCTATATCAATTAGATTCTGGTTCGTAGCCATCTTTAATACACCTCAAAACAAAGCCAAAATTATGTTCTTGTTCCTGTATTGCCCAGAGCTGGAAGTCACCCTGATAGCAAAATCTATAATCAGTTATAGCAGTGTCCCCCACCTGTTTTTCATACTCTGCTTGAGAAAGAAACCCTAACACCTGCTTGCTTATGATTCTTGTATGGCCGGGATCACTCCAAGCCCAGACGCCGTCCCAGTTAGGACTCGATCCTATCATCCAACCACCAGGCTTTAAGATTCTATGAAATTCTTCAAACTGATTGAAAAAGAATCGATAGTCACCTTGAGCTCCACAGTGTTCCAGGACTTCGTAAGCGTGTATTTCGTCAAACATACTATCGTCAAACGGGTAAGGTAATTTATTTAAATCATGTAAAACATCAGGATTACAACTTTCCTCCCAGTCTAGCGTTATAAAGTCTTTCGACCATTCATCCGGGATTTTGTCAAAGGTGATTTGTTTCTTACGACTGTTACCACATCCGACAAGAAGTTCCATTACCCGCCCCTCTCCCAGATGTTTCTTTTATCCTGGTCATACTCGTGGTCGTCCCTGGCATGGTCTTGATAACTTGAATCTAACTCAGGTTTGTCATCAAACGATTCTAGCTGGTGTTCTACCTGTTCAAACAAAGCCGCGGCAAGGTCGTAATCCCCGCCGGCGTTGACGCCTATCATCTGAAATTCTAACGGGTTCTGGCCGTACTTATTCAGGTATTCTTTCTGGCACTTATCCGCGTATTTTAATTGAGTCCCACCTAAGCCGACACGTTCAATAGCAATCGCCCACTGCGCCAGGTCCCAACCGTTTAATAAATACTTGTCATAATTCATGCGGCTGCTTCTTCAGCTATCTTCCTTTCCAGAAAGTCTGACAAATTACATTCATACCCACCGTGGACAAAGTCTATGTTCGGCCATACCCAGATAGGATCATTATACTTTCTTTTGTAGTCCTCGCAAAAGGCGAAGTCTTCACCGATAAACCGTCCATCGTCCAAGATGTCCGTATAAAACAAGCGGGGGACTTCCTCCACTTCCTTTTCACCCTGTATTTTAATAATCTGGGCATCTGCCGCCATTTCCTCTATGACGTTCCTACGAATACATAAAAAACCTGTCGGGACGCGATCAGCCATTATCCAATCGTCCTGAACCCATAAACCACCGTCTTTGTGCTCGGTGTATTTAATAGGATAATCCTCTGTCTTTTGCCGACGACAGTAAACGCCCGCACAGATCGGAAGTCCTGCCCTGACCAATCCTATAAACGCATTGGCCGGGAATTTTAAGTCCGCATCAATAAAGAATAAATGCGTACACTGTTGTAATTCGGGGTCTGTTAAAAATCGCTTAACAAACTGATTCCTAGCAAGGTCTATAAAAGCACCGTTTCCAACGCAACTAGCCGTTACCTGGACCGAGTGTAAGGGACTGACAAACGACGATTCAGCCAAGGATAAAGCATAATCAACGTCGACTTTTCCATCATAAGCCGGGGTCGCGATAAAGGGATGCCAGCGTTCGTTCATATCGACTAGATTACCACTTCTTTTCTTGCCTAACTTCTTAGCCACAATTCCTCCAAAAGGGGACGGCCCCCGAAGGGGCCGAACCTATTATACTAAGTCCTGCTCGTACATGTGGCGATTTGCAAGGCCGTCCTGAGCGTAAAGCCCATCGAAGCCAAACAAAATGTCCAGACGACAAGGGACCGTATCCGATGCGATCGCGTACTGCTTTGCAATCCTCATTGAAATACCGTCCTGTGAACGTCTGGCGCCCCAGGCACCATAACTTGAAACGTCCTCGAGGTCAGCGGTTGCGAATGCAAATGCGTCTTTGTGCATCTGTATGTCATTCCCAAAAGCCGAACCCACAGCACCAATCAACGTAACAGCGTGATTATCCATATCAGACGAACCCGAAAGTACGCAGTTTTGATATGAATTGCCCGAGCCATAAATGACGCCGGGTTTAACGGTTACATTGTAAGCCGTTGCCAAAGTCGTTAACGTAACATCGGACTGAACCACGAATGAACGCAGTTTCCCGGTGTTGGCTTTAGTCTCTGGATGGGCCTCGGCCACAGTCGCAAAGGTAATAATATCCCCCGCTAGCAATGTGGTCAGTGATGTTGCTGTGTCAATTGACATAACAGTCTGCGAAGACCAGACGTTTGAAGTGTCTGATGTCCCCAGGTTTGCCCCGTTAGTCAGTGCGGACCCTGCAAAAGTACCCGTGGTATGAGCTGGTGTTAGCGTATTTTCATACACATCGAACCCTCCGGTTCGACCCATAATGCCCTCACGATATTGCTGGCGAATGTTTTCACTGGATTGGAACAGACCCTTCACCGCGTCACTAAACTCGACCCTTGAATCAGGGCTAAGAATTGCGGTGCGGTTTGCCAGTGGCGCCAAGGACTTTGTGAGGTTACTAGAACCTCGAGCAAAATACTTGTACGTCAGCAAGGCGTTGGTCGTGGCGTTCGTATAGTTCGGGACAAGTTTATATCCGTCTTGTAGACAATCGCCTTCCAGCTTCGCAGCCAGTTGTGCCATAGCAGGCTCGATGATCCTCTCGGAGAAGTCATCGATATCCATTGTCAGCTCAACACTGGTAAATGAAACGTCCACCCCGTACTGGGAATCAGCAACGAGTGGAGTTGAGCGTTCAACGTGGTTTTGTGCCGACAGTGTGGCACCCGTTCGCACAGTGTACTTGGCAGGCATCCGAACATTCAGCGTCTGACCAATTTTAGCCCCTGATTGGGCGAATCGATCATCATACTGTCTATTACAGGCACCTAAAAAGTTGCACTTCTGATGAAGAATCATCAGCGCCTTTCGGGTAATCATCGTCGGCGTTAGGTTGGTATTTGTAGCCATTATTTAACCTTTGAAGCTAATCGCTTCGTTTCACGCTTTAACCATTCCTTATCACTTAGCTTATCGGATTCGGGTGAGTCAGAACGTATCCTGACAGCCCCGGTATCGGCGGCTTTAATCTTAGGAACAGGTTTCGGCGTATTGGTTATCGATGGTTCAGGTTTGACAAGTTTAGTGGCTTCGATCTTACCAAGCTCTCGGGCCGCATCTAGCGGTGACATCTGACTTAAAGACGCGGCAATATCAGGGTGTTTCCCAAGGTAATATAAAACCTCGGGACCTTTTTCCGCTGATTGCAGTGTCTCAACAATAGCCGCTGTAATCGGTAACGCCGGATTACGGGTGACTACTTGATAGTCGTCTGTCGTGGTTGCAAATGATGCTTCCTTCATTTCAAATTCGGCTCGGCGCTGCATGGTCCTTTCCTGCTGGGCGTTGCGCTCGACATCAGCTTTCGCTTCTATCTTGGCCTGGTCCGTTAGGTAGGTAGCAAACTGTGCTTCATCGTATTCAAAATCAGCTAACGTCTTACCGGGTTCAGTTGGAGTGGTGACTTTCGCCGCTTCGTCTAGCTGTTGCTGGTAAGTATCCGCTCGCTGCTTCTCGTTGTAAAACCTCGTCGTTAGCTCGTCTATTCGTTTCTGAAATCCATCGTCCTTTTTCGAGGGTGATGACTCCTCGGGCTCGTCTTCTTCACTCGCCTCTTCTTCACTGTCGGCAGTCTCGGCTTCTTCTGGTTCAGCATCCGCCTCATCCAGATCGTCCTCGATATCATCTTTAACTTCTTCGACAACATCTTCGACGATTTCTTCCTCAACTACTTCTGCTACTGCTTCATCTGCCATGAGTACGTCTCCACGAATGTTTTCGTGCGAACACGAATTTTACCCGCTGAACCCAGCGGTAGGTTTAATCATATTCTGGTATCGCAACAAGCTTCCCGTTTACCCGCTCAGATGATATCCGTACTATTTTGGGCTTCTCAGAGGACTTGTCTTCGATTTTATTCATCGTCTCAACAGCTTGTTGGTTGAACTGCGCGGCAAGCTGTTGGATAGCTAATATAGCCTGTGCAAACTGTGCGGCCAGTTCGTTATTCATCTCGGCCCTTTCACTTTCGATATACCCTTCCTTCTCGGCCTCGATCTGATCTATCGATACCTTGGCCTCCAGCTTGGTTAGATTAGCAACCTCTTTAGCGACTTTGGCCTCGAACCGTGCCTGGTCGGTTGCAAGGTTAGCTATCTCTGTTTTAATCTCAGCCTTGGCCTGGTCGTTAATCGTAGCCTCTTTTTGAACCTCTGCACCAGCGGTTTGAACCTCTTGCATTTGTTGTTCGACCATTTGCATGGCTTGCTGGGCTTGACCCATCATCGCCTGGACCTCTGGGGGAACTTGCTCGTCTTCGTTTAACATCTGCTGAATCTGGGGTGGTAACATGGCCTTCATTCTATCTGCTATATCTTCAGCATAAGGCAAGTCCATGCTCTTAAAAATAAGATCACCAATAATCGGCATCAAATCAGGTTGTCCCTGTAAAAGCTGTTGATAAGTCTCGGCAGCCTCTTGTCTTCGTGTCGTGAAGTTAGGTCCTACCGTGACCGTGGTATCATATTTACCCATCGCTAGATCATGTACTGTTATAGGCTCTCCCGTCTCGGGGTCTGGGACGATGTCGTTTATTTTTACATAAGTCTCGGCGCCGTCCTGTCCTAATACTCTCAATTCCCTTTGCGTATCGTAGACTTGTGGGATAAGTTCTATCAAAAGCTCCCAAGTCCTTTCAATGGCTTTTGCCATGTTATCCGAGTAGTTAAACGTCGCGATAGCACCGGCTTGTTGCCTGGCGATTTCTTGTCGTCCTGATGTGGCTTGATTGGGTGCGCCAATATCGCCCTGATAGATACCGGTAACCATGTTGATTTCTTCGGCTGCGAGCTGACTCTCTTGAATCAAGGCCATTGGAATATCAGCGCCCCCCATTCGTGTCGGCGGACCCGGCGATTGAGGGTCAGGGTTGTATAAAAGAAAAGGATAGTTCTTTACATGAGCCGTCTTCCAATGTGCTTCTTGTCCTTCTGCTTGTGCTGCGGTAGCCCAGAACTTAGCCTGCGGGGCCATTGCTATCGTTTCTGTGACGGCCGTCCTCGATACGTTATAACTACGTTGAGCGTCCTTGGCAAAACGTGTGATACCGTTCCAGTACGTCCGTCCGTCTACAATATAGTACTCACCATATACCGGGACGAACGGAAAGCTGCTCCCCGCCCACTCTGTAGGTCCCTCGAGTAGCGCACTGCCACTGGCGATACACATCATAATCCTATGGGTCTGGAC